AAAGATTAAGCCTAAAATATTTAACTAAACTATGAAAAATTCAAAATTTTCCACAGATTTCTTTAAAAATTTTAAGTTATATAAGACAGTTTACGAAGCAGGGAGTATGATCTCACTTTCAAATGAAAAACATTTGAAGTTAGTGTTCCGAGACGTGGGATGGAGAATTCTCCAAACCATATTTCAAAACACTAAAGAGACCAATCGAATCAGAATGATGCATAATTTCGCCATTCATATTATTAAATTTAATAAGAATCATGGTGAGATTATGACAACAAAGTATCTGAAGGCTTGTCAACTAGCAATCCAGAAGAAGATCGCGGGTCAACCTTTCTCTAGTTTGAGAGAGATTGAACCGGGTCTTGCCTTACCCCGTCTGTCGAAGTCCGGTCTACCTAACTGTATTAAGTTAGCAGATCGAGCCTCGATTGTCAGGGGGTCTTTAACAGTAATTCGTCTTTGGTTGACCTTGTTCTCTATTTATAGAGTTTTTCAAACAGGGTTCAATCCGAAGATTAATACTATTACGGACCCTTTTACGGGTGATAGAGCTTTCTTGGACGATTTCTGTGGATTTATAGAAGGTTATTCTAAAAAATCCTTAGCAAATTTTCCAATTAAGTTCGATCTTAAAGAGCTGGCTGTTAATAGGTTGTTACCTATTAAAAAGTCGGCTCCTAATAGTAAGGTTAGTTGAAAGGGATTGATATCCTCTTATGTTTCTATTAGGAATACTCCAATGATGAAACATTTAGAAGATTATATCTCTCTCACTAATTCTGAATTTCTTAGAACTGTGTTCTCCAACTTAGAATGATCTTTATCAAATCTTCCTACGTTAAAGACCATGATCGCAAATAATACCGGTTTTTCCGACTCAGTGCTTAATGACCCAATTGGGAGATTAGCATTTAAGGAGGAAGCTGCCGGGAAGCTGCGAGTTTTCGCAATGGTTGATGTAATAACTCAATCCTTGTTTAAACCGCTTCATGAGAAATTGTTTGATTTATTCAGACAACTTCCTAATGATGGTACTCATAACCAGGAGAGAGCATTTGAATATGCTCAAACTCTGGCTAATAAATATCAAGCTTCTTTTGGTTTTGACCTTTCTGCTGCAACCGATAGGTTACCAGCAGTATGTCAAGCCAAATTGTTAAACGGGATTTTTGGAAGTAACTTTGGAGATCTTTGATTAAAGATTCTAATTGAAAGACCTTATAAGGTAAACAAAAATAAGTATGATATACCTATTGGAGATTACTATTATGAGGTTGGACAACCTATGGGA